GTGGGACTGGTGGCTGGTATCATCGTCAAATCGTGGTGGGACCGTAAAACGAAATAGCCATGACTCCGCGAGGATTAAGAAACAACAACCCGCTGAATATCGAAAAGACGAAAGGCGGAAACCCCTGGCGGGGCGAGATCGTGCCGTCGAAGGACAGTCGTTTCGCGCAGTTCACGACAATGGCCTACGGGTATCGGGCCGCCTTCAAACTGCTGAACAATTACCAGCGCAATTACGGTCTGGACACGATACGCAAGATGATCGGCCGCTGGGCGCCGTCGAATGAAAACCACACGGACACCTATGTCCGTACCGTGGCGGAGAGATCGGGCGTACCAGCCGACAGTCGAATCACCACGACAAACCGGGATGTGATGGTGCCCATTGTGGCGGCGATGTCGTTTGTGGAGAACGGCGTTGATGCCAAGATGCTCGACGTACAGGCCGGATGGGAACTATTTATCAAAGGATAAAACGTATTATTATGAGAATCAACTTATACAACGAAGATTGCCTGATTGGAATGAAGCGTATCCCCGATGCAAGTGTGGACTGCGTGCTGACCGACCCGCCGTACTTGTACCTCAAGAATCAGAAACTCGACCGTTCTTTCGATGAGCAGGCGTTTTTTGCAGAGGTAAAGCGGATTTTGAAAAAAGATGGATTCATCGTAATGTTCGGACGCGGAACCTCCTTCTATCGCTGGAATACGATTTTGGCAGACCTTGGATTCAATTTCAAAGAGGAAATCATCTGGGATAAATCTTATATCTCATCCCCATTGATGGCGATATCTCGTGTGCACGAAACCGTCTCGATATATACGAAGGGGAAGGGCACGATAAATCGCTGTAAGGTACCTTATCTGGAGGCGAAAGCGCATAATATTGACTCTATTATCGCTGACATCAAGCGATTATGCACTATTTTTCATAATCCAAAGTCATTAAAGGCCGTAGAGGATTTTTTGACACAAAATAAACTAAAATACGAGCCAGATAAACGCCGCAGATGTCACGTAACCGCGCAAACAGGCTTTGGCAGCGAAGATCGAAATGCCGCTACCATGCGGGCAATGAGCGACGGATACACGGAAAAAAGTATTATCCGATCCGATTTATATAAATGTAGTACATCCAATAAACATAATTTTCACGGTGATATGAGAGTAGGCGATCGATCATGTAATGTGATGCAATCTGTCGAGTTCGGTCAAAGCGAGAAATCCATCATCAAACAGCCCCGCGATCACTATGCAACGATTCATCCTACGCAGAAGCCTGTGCGGCTGTTGGAACGCCTGCTTGCGCTCGTAACCAAAGAGGGCGATATAATACTCGATCCGTTTGCAGGTTCGGCCTCGACGGCCATTGCCTGCATGGATACGGGGAGGGATTTCATCGGATACGAGATCGACAAGGAGTATTATGTCAGAGCGATGGGTCGAATTTCGAAACACCAACCGAAATTAGGTTTACAAACGGCATGAAAAAATATCTCTTCATCGCCCTGCTGATAGTTAGCGGGTTGTTGTGGCTGCAAACGGTGCGGTTGCGAGGTGAACGGTCCGAGCGCAAGCGCGTCCAGTCCAACAACGAGGTATTGACCGACAGCGTGGAGTTCTACCGGACGGCCAGCGGCAAACATGCCGCATCCCGGCAGATACTTGAACTCCGAACCGGAGAACTGGAGCGGTACAATGCGCAACTGGCCGCGCAGATCCGGGAGCTGCGGATCAAGGTCCGGCGGCTGGAGGCGGCGGCCACGACGGCCACGCGGACCGAGGTGCAGATCACGGCGCCCCTGGAACCCGCAGACCCGCAGTCGTCGTCAGCATGGGAGAAATACGGCGCAGGGGTGCGGAGGGCTGCCGATTCGGTAAAGACGGCCCTTAACCGGAAATTCCCCGGACTGCCGAGCGTCCCCGAAGCGAAGGTTTTCAGATGGTCGGATCGCCATGTGAGCGTGGACGGCATAATCCGGGCTGATTCGGTGAGTTGCCAGGTTGTAAGCATCGACACACTCCAGCAGATTGTCCACCGGGTCCCGCGCCGGTTCCTGTTCATCCGATGGGGCACGAAGGCAATCCGGCAAGAGGTTGTATCGTCGAATCCGCATACCAACATTATCTATACCGAGTACATAGAATTTAATAAAGGAAAGCGACGAAAACCATCTACAACAACATTATTCCATTCCCGGGATTTGCCGCCATAAACCTATTCGGGGTAATATTCGCCCGCAAAAAGTATCGCCCGCTGTCGGAAACAACCGTAAACCACGAAGCAATCCATACCGAGCAAATGAAAGAACTGCTGTATGTGGGATTCTACCTCTGCTACCTTGTCGAATGGATCGTGCGGCTGTTCATGAAAGGCAAGCCTACCGTAATATCTCCTTCGAAAGGGAGGCGTACAACTGCCAGCATATCCCCGGATATGCGCAAATAAGGCAGCGGTTCGCACAATGGCGATAAATTAATGTCTCTTGGGGATGGACATAAAAAGTCCCCAACGCCCCTCTTCATTATTCCACTAATGTGTGCCATACGCACCGAGCATTGAGGACTATTCCTTGATCCGGTGCGTATGGCTTTTCATTAGTGGATAATCAAAGTTAAAACAAATATTTGAGATGGAGATGCGTAAAACAGAGCTTTTTGCACAAATACTTAAAACCGTTGCAAATGAAACGGAATTGACACCTGAGCAAATCCTTTCGTGTTGTCGCACCGCCGAAACGGTCGATGCCCGTTATATACTCGTCCATCTGTTAAGACGCGAAGGCATGTACATCAGCGAAATCGCCCGCATGATGAATTTCTCCCGCCGGGGCATCGAAAAAATGCTTTCTCAGTTCGAGGACCGCCTCTCTCAAAGCGGACACATCTTCAAAGTGACCTTTGAACGCATTGCGAACAAAGTGCGCATAGCCTTCGAATCATCCCGTTGACCACCCTGCCGAGCCGGACCACCTTTGCATTGTAGCTATAATACAATGCTACCTCAATCGCCGAAGAGGTAAGAGGCGGACGAAATCATGTATATACATGGAAGCAGATTATTTAACGTCGGGCGATCTGGCTATGTGGGAGAGCAATCGCCATTGTTACAAGCACCGCGACGGCATGGCCGCCACGGGTATCGGTCTGGCTGCCGGTCTGGGCGGCGGCGCACTCCTTCTGGCTGCAGCCGGAATATGGGGCATTAACCAGGCATCCAAAGCTCGCAGCGAGGGTGCAAGCAAGGCCATCGACATCCTCGCCCAGACGCAGCTCCAGGAGCGCGTTTCGCGTGAGGGCTGGCAGAACAACCATGCACCTACGATCAGCCAGTACGTTGATGTACGGGCAGGTGCAGGCGCCGGGGCAGGCGCTAACGCGCTGTCGAACGCCGAAGCAATCGCGCTGGCTCAGGCGATCAATGGCAATTCGGGGCTCAACTCCGCCATCGGAGGATGCAATTTCCTCCGCGTGGCGAGGTATTCCGCCCCGCAGCCTTGTGGTTGCGACACGTGCCAGGGTTAGCCCTTCCGGGGTGGGGCGGGAATCCGTCCCACCCTTAACCCTTAAAACCGCTACGATATGCTATTCGCTAAAAAAGAGTATCACAATATGGACGCAATCCGCACGACATCCAAAGACGCCCTGAAAAGATCGCTTATGCAGATGTATCAAGGCGATGTAGCCACGATGGAGCGGATGTATGATTTCTACATGAAAGATATGGAGAAGGTCCCCGATTTCGACCCGGTACCGCCATCGATGCTCCAGCAGGCAAAAACAACCATCGGGGAGCTGTTCGGATGGGCCGATGCCAACCAAGACAAATTGGTCGGCGCCTACAATCTATTCAGAACTATCAGAAGCGGAGAGCCTATAAGCGCCGTGAGTGCCGCTACTCCCGTAGCCGATGTTCCACCACTACCGAAACTATAAGCCATGCAACCCTATAAGATCGAAATATACATATATGCTGAATCCGAGCAGGAAGCCCGGGAGGTGCAGCAGGCAGCCTATGATTTCGTGAACGAGAACTACCAGCGAGGAGGGCTCGTAACGGCATCCAAACTGAAAGACCTGCTGATAAAATACAAGAACAACTTTTTCGTGCAAAACTTTCTGAAACGATGAGCGAGAACACCAATCCCCAGGGACCGCGTCAGTCGCGGAACCTTTTCGAACAGATTCTGTTTGGCGTGCAGGTAACCAACGACAATATCGTGACGCTGCACGGCCGCGTAGACGCCTTCGAGGCGAAAATAAATGCGATATACGATGCACTATACCCTACCTCCGAGCCTAATGCCTCCGGCGCGGATGAAAAAATAGAGACAGTAGGAGGCAAAACTAAATAATTACCCATTTTATGAACTGTAACAAAATTCAAGCGGCTGTTATTACACCCGTTCTGGCAGCCGGATCGGTGGCTTCGCCGTACTTTTATGAGGTGAACATCACCCAGCGGCTTTGCTATCCGACGTGCGCAGACAACACTCCGGTATTCAATCCGCAGTTCTCGTTGAAATCGCTGTCACAAGTTGGGACCGGACGCTATGTGGCTACCGTCCATGTCGAGGGCATCATCTCTTATGTTCCGTGTAACGGCGGATGCGGATGCACCAAGCAGCAACCTCTCTCGCAGGATTTCACGATTCCCATTCAGTCGGCATCGACACCCACCGTAACCATCGAGCAGGGAGCCGCGATGAACGCCGTGGCGGCATCAGCCTGCCAGCCGTGCAGCCGGACATTCGTATCGGAGACGCCGATCACCGTAACGGTGGCAACGGCCGCAACCCCAACAGCGTAGCGGTATGCTGTGGATAGCCCTGCTCACTATGATATGCGCCACCATTGCGCAGCACCTCGGGCTGGCCGAGAAGATCGCGCAGATCGGCAGCCAGGTCATGGTATGCCCGAAATGCCTCTCGTTCTGGGCTACGCTCTTTGTGCTGCTCGTTAACGGATGCAACATACTATGTGCGGTAGGGCTATCCCTATTTATGGCATACATTGCTAATTGGGTCGGATTCGCATATTATGGTGCGGAGAAATTATACGAAATATTATGGCAAAGAACAACAAGAAACCCGGATCAACGTCCTCAAAAGAAAAGGTCGAACCGGCAGTAATAATCCATACGCCAAATATCGTGGGAGTGTATAAACCGCTCCCGCGCGTGTCGGTGTGTAAAAACTGTTAGACATGACTTCAATCGAATTAAAGGAACGCTACGAACGGCTACATGACAAGATGGCCGGCATGGACGATGAGCACGCAGAAAAGGTGTTCGCGGGAGCCCAGATGTGGGCATTCGGGAAAATCGCGGAAACGTCGCCGACCATCGCCGAAATGTGGCTTGGGAAGATGGAGGCGATATGCTGGTATAATTACCTGTCAGACGCCGAGGCAAAGATGATCGCTGCGAAGCTCGTAAACCAAGACGGAAGCACCGGAGCAAAATGGAGCAAGGACGCATTCCTGCAAACCGTGGAAAAGCTGGACGGGGAGGTCGAAAAGGAGCCGTATTACAACGACAATGCCCTATGGGTTACGGCTGTAATGATATACAGCGATCACGCCAAGAGTATCGCCGAGGATATGGGACACGCTTCGCCGGCTGATATTCCGTCCGAAAAAATGGCGCTATCTTGCTACCGGAAAGCCGTGGAGAAACTCTGCGACAAGGACCGGAAGCACTTTATCCGAGAGTATTTCGAAGATGAACTGACGTAGAAAAACGTCCTCGCATTAATTGCGGGGACGCTACTTTGTTATGAATGAAGAAATGACATACTGGATGTCGCAGCTCGAAATAAGCGAGTGCTCCGCACCGCTGTTCGCCCTTGTGATCGCAAAGATCATGGAGGCTATATGAATCAAAACCGCGTCAGCAATGCGGCATTTTTCTCTCGTTCTTCTCGTTCAAAAGAAGCGAGATAATTTTCTGTCGTCTTCAAGTCCGTATGTCCGAGGCTTTCGGAAATATAGGCTATACTTGCCCCGGAACGCTTCAATACGGTGGCGAATGAATGGCGGGCCGTATATGTTGAAACCGGAGGCAACCCTAATGCTTTGGAAATAGACCTAAATTTACGATTTATGCAGCTTGTTAGGTCTTTTGCCTTTTGCCGCTGCTCCTCAATAGATTCTTTGCCCGTAAGAATAGGAAATATAAAACTATCAGGACTTTCTTTGTTGCCCCATCGTGATATAATATCCTGCATTTGAGGTACAATTATCGCCCGCACGGCTTTCCGGGACTTTGTGCGGTGCTCCGTCTTTTTCCGTACATAACTTATTTCCCCGTCCTCAATATCACTATATCGCAACCTTACGAAGTCGGCGACATTGATTCCATTGCACAAATACATAAACAGCCAATAATCGCGGTATTTTGCCGTTGCTTCGTATCCATCATCATAACGGGCTATCAAGCCTATCTGCTCCAATGTAAGGGCCAGTTTACGCCCCTCTCCTTCCTGTATCTCGTAGCGCCCCCGACCGAATGGATATTGCGCCTCCTTTACAATACCAATAGCCCGGGCCTGGTTGAATATCGATCGCAGAGCGCGCATATATATCGCAATAGTTGTCTGTCCCTTACCCGAAGCACGCATAAACTCTTCGAATCGACGCAGCCATGAAATAGATACGTCGATATATTGAACCTCCCGCTTTGAAAAAGCATTCATCGACAGCAGCAATGCACGCAGAATATCCGCCGTCCCTATGTGGGATGTCTCCCGCAATTCCTGCTCTTTGATTTGGATGGATGCATTTACCGAAGTAGCGCCGGCTCCTTTCAAACGAGCACCTAACAATTCAAGCGTGAAACAACCTTTTGACGTTAAATCCTCGACAGCTTGTCGAACCAATTCAAAACTATTTTC